TCACGGCTTCAGCAGGTTTCCGTAGGGGAGAATTGGCGCAGAATGCGCATCAGCACGGCACTAATAAGTGTTGCGGACATGGTCGTCAAGTCCGGAAACTATGGACCGTACCTAAACGGTGGTGACATCACAACGGCCGACGGAGAGAAGTTGCGAGAAGCATGGATTGAATCCACTAGGGTCACCCCACGAATCGGGTCGGTAGAGAACTAACGCTCCCAACCATGTTTGGCAAGACCTAAGTCAAAAGCCAACTGCGGATAGTTCCCGATTCTTGTATGACACGGTCTGCAAACACACATTAGATTCTCTATATCAAGAATTGATCCACCCTGCGATCGACGAATTATTTCGTGAACATCGCAACTTTGGTTTCTTTTATAAACAGAAACACCGTCGTGTTGTGCAAATACCGGGCAAGCTTCACACCACTGACGCTCCTCAATAAGAAGTTTTACAATCTTTCGTCTTTCAACATATTCTTTTTCCTTTTTCTTTGACCTATGGCGCATCGTCACTAAATTCCATAAGGTCATCTGGGTTAATATCTTCAAATTTCCAAATTCCCTTTAGTGACGCATATAGGGCTTCATCAATTGGTGTATGAGCGATGTTGTATTGATTATTCATGTTCATATGGGTAATGATTGCTTTTGAAAGAATAGATTCATCAATCTCGTTTTTGGAAACTGAATTCTCGGAACTAGCTACAACATCAGAAAGCTTGTTGCTTACATAAAACTTAAATCTTTCAATTTTTTCTTTTTTCAAGTTGTAATGACTTGTCGCTCCAGCAAGGAGTGCATCACCCACAGATCCCAAGTCTGAATATCTTTGTGTATCAGCTTTTAGGTCAAGCGATATTTGGTGAAGTTGTTCTTCTAAATTTGATATAAGAACATTTAAGGCACGTTGCCATCGTTTGTTGTTTTCTGGCAATTCCAAATACTGTTTTTGTGGCTTGGATACCCTGTTTTTGACATCGTCCGCAACCAAGCGTGCAAAGGATTCGTCATTCATGGCCATCATAATCCTATTTTTTGAGATAGTGGGTGCAGCCATTATATTTGTAGAAACACCAGTTACATAAAGAATTTGGCGTGGCTTCCCATGTTTCGGCAGTTGCGCAAGCCTGGATCTTTACATTCACAGACACGATTCTGTCAATTGCTTCAGCACACATTTCCGGCGTTGGTTCAAGCGATTTCCGTTGCTTGTCTTTTACATATAAAAGCTCGAGGATCGGGTCTCGTAGTGTTTCTTCCTGAGATAAAGCCACATAGTAGACAACGAGCTGAAAAAACTTGTCGTCCATGTACTGCGCACGAGGGGTTTTGCCTGTTTTGTAGTCAGAAATTACGTCGCGGCCATCAATCTCTGACCATCGGTCAATAAAGCCTTTGATGCGAACCCCGCCGATTGTGGTGTTCAGCTCACGTTCAATACCCTTGATGTTTACGCTTTCCGAGTCTTCCATAGCAAAAATATTTTCGATGCACCACCATGAGTTCCATCTAAATTCTCGCATTTCCATACCACGCAAAAACGGGGAAACTTGATTTTCCCAATCGCCGGAAACCCAAATTTCTCCAGATAAATGTTTGGCTGTCTGGGCATTTCTGGGTAGCCCTGATTCCGGGTTGTAAAGCTCCTCCATTACGGAGTGAACAAAGTTACCCATGAGCGTTTCCCTGGTTGGTGGTTCTTTTACTTTGTCAATTCTGGAAAGCTTGTACTTAAGCGGACACTGTTCAAATGTTCCGATTGAAGACGGCGATAGGTATTCCGGTAAGGACGACAAATCAGTTAACCTTGGTCCCACCAAATTGAATTCTGACAACTTCCGCTGTTAGGAAGTCAAGATCTTCTTCGGTGACAGATGTGGCTGATGGTGTTGGCTGCCCATCGCTATATTCTGCCCAAACTGTTTTTATCTCTTCTTTTTGCACGGCGGTAAGTTTTTTGCTGATGTCAATAAACGCAGCCCATCTCTCAGCCGTAACACCAGACTGAAGTTTTTGTTGTGGCGCAATTGCTTCGGCATCCATGACCTGTTCTATTTCGATTGCGTCCTCGCTACGAGCTAGATAGAGACCGACACCAAGCGTTTGAACAGCTTTTTTGAGGGCGTCGGACACGGCACCTTTAACTTCGTCTCCAATGTCAACCGGGTCGCCCTGCTTGCTGATCTTGATCTTTTGGCCACCAACACCTTCTCTGGTCACAACAGAACCATTGATCGTTGCGTTAACGGTGACGTGCGCAACTATGGATGTTCCAAGTTGCTCCCATGTTTTGACGGTAAAAGACCAACCGTCTACTCCGAGAACCTTATTCATCCTGTTGATTACTTCGCTTACAGGAATATATGTGAGGCTCGCCCCACCCTTGTTCAGCCGCTTTTCCATTTCTTGTGGAAATGGCTCACTGAGCGCAATGTATGTTTCGTTGTTATTCTGACTCATCTTGTTGATCCCCTTTTCTAATGACTAAGTTGATTCCACCTTCGGACACTTCGCAATACATGTCGGCATTAATACCCAACTCCGATAGCTTCTTTACACGCCAGTAACTTGGTGCTAGGTAGTCAAGTAGGCGAATCATTATTTCATCGTGCGTCGCCGTCTGCTCTCCAGTGTCCATATCAATTGTTACCTTGTGTAACTTTTCGGTTACCGATCTCGCAAGACCGATGTGATCCCATTTTTTTCTCGAACTTGCTTGCCTGCGCTCAACGGTTGAACCATCTGGGAGGATGTGTTCCGGCATTGAACCCATTGTTGTAATTACAAACGGGGAAATTGATTCAAAAGCTGTTTTTGATGCTGATTTAAGGCTATTGAATGTTGCGCCGATCATGCAAGCGTCGGCCATGGAGACATTCTCATCACGGAGCAACGCTTCACATTTCTGCTGGGTTTCGTTTATTTTATGAATCAATTCATAAACTTCTCGAAGAACCGAATCACATTGCGGTGTGGTGGATGTGAACTCCATACTTGCCTCCTACATAAGATAGTTACTGTTCACAGCACGATAGTGGTTTTTCTTCTTTGTGGCAACCCCAAACCAGTTAAAAATGAAAATGCCCCAACTGCTGAGTCAACTTGGTCATCGTGGTCAGATGACTCTGGGAAACCACTGAACTCATCAAGCCAATCTGTCAACCACGCATTCCGTACAACCCTGACATTTCCATTAGCTACGGCCGCAGCAAATGGCCTAGCTCTTGTTTGTTTGTCTCCGGTTGACCTAATACCAGCAAAGTCATAACCCGGTAGCACATATCGAGCGTATTGATCTATGAGAGCCTTCCCCGATGATCCCGGTTCCTGCTCCATGCGTACCGTTACAGCTGGTCCATCCTCCATAGCTGTTTGCGCTATTAGCTTTTCAATTTTTTCATTCTTAACCCTTGCTCTCTTAACATCAAGAACATAGGCAATGCCCTGGTCAAACAACATGAGCGTTCCAACCGTCCAGTCTGGGTTGGGGTTGCTATGAGATGGCTCAGTGGCCGCAAGGTCCCAAAAACGCACCGCACGGCTACTAGATAAAACATGCGGAACTTCGCTTGGATCAATGATCACAAATGAGGTTCTGTCAAAGTAGGTGCCTAGGGTTGTGACCCACCAGTCACCCATTTCAAGGCGTCGTCGCTCAATTGGATCAAGGGCTGCAAGTGCTTGTTTGTATGATTCTGGGTCAATTCCAGGGTTGTCGGTCAGCTTGCTTGGCACGAAAACCCGACCCGAATCCATCCCTTCCACGATAAATCTTTGCCTAACCCAGTTTGGGGCTGGGTTTGATGCCGACCTCATCCTAAGAGGAACCTTTGAAAGCTCGCCACTTGCTGGGCGTCGCAGACGGGAGAACATGTACCGATAATCCGATTCCCTAATTTCGGTAACCTCATCCATCCCTATGAATTGAAATTCAGAACCCTTGTAGCGGAGATAGTCATTTACATTGTTGAGATAACCAAAAGAGATTCTTGCCCCAGATGGGAATGTGGCCACATAGCTATTGGCGTTCCAGCTAACATCGTCATACTGAGTCACCCATGATTTAAACCTGTCCATCAACGCTCCAGGGAGAGCGAGGTCGGCGTAAGTGCGTCTAAAAAGGATGGCGGAATAACTTGGCACATCAACATACTGCAAAGCAGACATGAGCAACGCCGAACTTTTACCGCCTCCAGCAGCACCTCCGAATAACCCCTCAAGGGCGTAGCTACGCAAGAATACCTGTTGTGTAATCGATGGTTCCTCGGGACAAAACAGAGGTTTCTTCGGTTCTAGGTATTTTAAAACCTCTGTCCAGTTGGTCATTTTGAAAACATCCTCTTGTGGCTACTAAAACATAGTAATTTGGTATACAGACAACGAATGGTAGTCTCAGTCCATGAAAATCCTAGGAAGGCTTAAACGTTTCGTTTCACGAGCGTCATTAGCCAATGTGCTCATTGCTTCATTTATAATTATGACATCGATTGGTGGCTTCCTTTTGGCGCCCCCAATTGGCTTTATTGTATGTGGTGTCTGCTCGGGTGTGGTCGGCTATCTGCTGGGAATGGAATGAACCAATAAATTATGGCTTGGAATAAAACTTCTGACAAACAGGTTCAGGCTCCAAATGTGAAATCGATCATCACACCCGGGGCTCCTATTGCATTCAATGCTGGCCAAGTTGGTAAACCTTATAAGGACTCGTGGGATATTGACCGTGCGTACAGAGAGGGATTCCAAAGGGTTGTTTGGGTCAATAGGTGTATTGACGCAATAGCTGGAAATCAATCAAGACTGCCGGCAATTCTCAGAAAAGACAATTCCCCAGACGGTGAAAAAATAAGTAGAAAAACTCACCCGCTTTTGAAAATTTTAAACTCAAAAGCAAATTTTGGAGAGAATGCTTTTGTTTTCAGGTATCGACTTTCATCACAATTGCTGATGTCTAGTCGTGGAGCGTTTATTGAAGTTCTCCGCGGTCGTGATGGTGGAATCATCGGTCTGCAACTTTTGCCACCCGGACATACAGCACCGATTCCAGATGCAAAAAAATTCGTAAGCGGATTTGAGGTTGATCTGAGAAATGGGACGAAAGTAACCCTTCCCCCAGAGGATGTTATTTGGATTCGCAAACCACATCCCCTTGATCCGTATCTTTCACTCACACCACTTGAGTCGGCGGGTGTCGCAATTGAAATTGAAAATCTTGCAAAGATTTACAACAGAAACTTTTTGATAAACGACGGCCGACCAGGCGGTCTCCTTGTAATACGTGGAGAAATTGACGACGACGACAAGGATGAATTACGCAATAGATTCCGTGGCAATATTGGCAAGGCAGGCGCTGTTACTGTCGTTTCCTCAGACGAGGGTGCCGAATACATTGATACTGGCTCAACACCACGAGATGCAAATTATATTCAGATGCGTCAAATCACCAAAGAAGAAATACTCGCCGCATTTGGTGTCCCTGAATCCGTGATCGGTAATGCTGCAGGTAGAACTTTTTCTAATGCCGCAGAGGAGCATCGAGTTTTCTGGAATGAAACGATGATGCCGCATCTTGAGTTGATAGGTCGCGGACTTGATGAGCTTGATGAAGAATACTATATTGATTTTGATGTAGATGATGTTCCAGTTTTGGTTTTGTATAGACAAGAACGAGAACGCTATTTGATGACAGAATTTCAAACAGGACTAATTTCTGGAAACGAATATCGGGATGGAACTGGCCGCAAAGCAATTGATTCCGACTTGATGCAAGCATTGCTGGCCAATCCAAACCTCACCCCTATCGGCTACACGGATAAATCTTTTAATTCCCAAGAACAGGCACAGCAAGCTCAAGCCGGAATGCCTGGTATGCCTGGTGCACAGATGAGTCCTGCGGGTATAACCCCACCCGGTGCGCCTCCAGGTCTAACTACACCGCTGACTGGTGAATCTGGAACAATTGACAACTCCGTGCCGATGCCTGGCGCCCCACCCGCAGAAGGAATGACAGCTGCCCTGATGGCTGAACAGCAAACCGCACCATCACCAGAAACGGCAACAATTCCAACACCACCAGGAATGATGAGCGCATTCAATAATGGTTTTAGCTCCAAATCCTTAAACGGAAACGATTTTGACGAATGGGATGTAAAGGCAGAAAAAAGCACTGACCGCTGGACTG